TATCGTGATATAAATTTACTGCACCATCTGCTACACATTGTAACATTATTTCACTTGTTGCAGATTTTCTAATTCTAACTTCTCCGTTTCCTTCTAAAAATAATCCACCTGTACCTGTATCTTGTACAAAAGAATTTGCCCCATCGTGATATATTTCTAAATCTCCACTATTACCAAAAACTAATTTATTATTGTCTCCTGTTATTAAATTAGTATTAAATTGTAATCTAGTGTTACTACCATCTAAAAACAAGTATGTTAATTTTCCACCACTACCATTATCAGACCTAAAAGAAATATCTCCATCATCAACTTCTTGGTCAATAAATAATCCACCTGTATTGTTTTTAATGAATGAATTAGTTCCGTTATGTGCAATTTCTAAATCATTACCAGCACCAAAAATTAATGTATCATCTGTACCTATTGTTGCACTATCACCAAATACAATATTGTTACCGCCTGTAGTATTGCCATTTGTCAATACTTCTGACAATTCGTTGTTAGCAGCTATTTGTGAATCTACATAAGCTTTGTTGGCTGCATCTGTACTAGCAGACACGGTATCTATACCTTGTATTCTACCTGTACCACCTAAAGTTATATCGCCACCACTTACAGTTATATCACCTCCAAAAGTAACATCACTACCCTCACTATTATTTATATTTGAAATATTTAATAATTCTAAAGTATCAGCACCCGAAACTCTTCTAAAGCCATTTATAAAACTGCTATCTGCATTGTTTCTAAACTTTAATGTTCCTTTTGTAAGAAAATTGTTATTAGATTGTATGTAGGAAGTCGCTTCTATATTACCTGTAAAACTCCCTGTTGTTGCTTCTAGACCACCAATAACTAAACCTGCTTTTGTATACCCTGTTCCGCTTTTGTTTACAGTAGTTGTAGGCTCTGTTTGTAAATCTTTAAATAAATGAAACTTTGCATCACTTGCATCTCTAAATAAACCTGCATAAAGATCTAATGATCCTGATGTGTCATACACGCCATAGAAACCTAAATCTACTGCGTCACTAGAGGTGTTATCAGATCCTACAATGATTAAAGGATCTTTTACTGATAAAGTATCTGTATCAACAGTTGTAGTTGTACCCTGTACAATTAGATTACCTGTTACAGTTAAGTTACCGCCTAATTGTGAATTACCTGCTACTTGAAATGTAGTTGTAGGTGTAACGCCAACTCCTAATTTTGTTGTAGATAAAAATAAAGGCGAGTCGTTACCTAGACCATCAGTAAGTCTTTTTGCTGTAGATGTTAAGTTATCGTTGTCTGTTACCTTTATTAAGGAGTCATAAGTTTGGCTAATAAAAGTTCCCGTTAAAGTAGTACCCATATTTATATTTTTTTATTTACGTTTTGTTTTGGTAAAACCTTTTCTATAAACGTTTTAAGTTTAATGATATTTTTTTCTTTAGGCTTATATGTTAATTTTTTCACAAGACCCAACTATTAAAGTTCTCATTTTTATCAGGATACATACCGTCATCGTTAGCTGCAGTATACTCAGGAAACAAATTACTATTTTGATTTATAAAATCTAAGAATCTTCTTGTATAAAATTCAGCTTTATCTCTTGAGCTATCTACAAGTGATTTAATCTCTTGCATCGAAGGAGTCTCTGAAGACTCGCTTCGATGTCTAAATACACCACCATTAGATACTTGATAAGATGCAAACATATAATAATCACTTTGAGCAAACCATATTAACATTGGTGTAATATATTTATCTAGTAAATTTTTATAATTAGAGTTTGCATTTTGAGTAATCTGACCATTTGTAATTAATGTTTCTATTTTCTCATATAGTTTTGTTCCAAGATAATTTTGTATATGTATATCTTGAGCAACCTCTACAAATTGTATAAACTTATCGGCATCTACTGCTCCACCGATAATTGATTTACGTCTTAAATCATTCGTTGTTATGAACAGTGCCTTCATCTTCTTTTGTTTTAAATAAGTTCTTAATTCTATCTATAGCTGATAATTTCTCACCAGTCTCTTCTTCTCTTTTGATCTTAGTCTGAATATTATCTAATTCTGTAAACTCTATTGGCTGTAAAGTAACAAAGTACAAATTGAGTTCGATATTATTAAATTCTAAGATGCTTTTAAACGCTTCTAAGAGCGTTTGTTGAAATGGTCGGATAACTATGTTGTCCATAAGGATTGAAGCCGTTCTAAGCTCCTCTGCGTTATTACCAAAGCCTGTATTATCTTTTATCCCAAGTAATATTGGAGAAACAATTCTGTGACCTAACATTATTTTTTCCCTTGCTTCATCTGCTAAAAACTGATACTGTGCGTGTGCATCAGGTAAATGTATAGGTTCAATGTCTGCTTTACGATCAGGGTCATCGTTAAATGCTAGAATAAACTTACCAGAATTAGATGTTCCTCCAAATTTATCTTGGATTTTTCTTTCTATTAATTGTTGTGCTTCTTCATCAGGAACACCATTGTTAAAATTAATTAGTAAAGATGGCTGTAAGCCATTCTTTATGTTGTTTATGTGGTAGTTTGAAACCTCTTCTTCCAGTGAACAATACTGTAAACAGCCGTGATAATCAACTGGAGCATAATAATAAAATCCTGGTCTGTATGGTCTAACAACATAGATTTCCCTTAAATCTACTTTGCTACCAAAACTATAAGCAGGTATTCTTTTTGGTATATCTGCTGGTTTTATTTCTGACCATTTTGGATGATAATAGTACGCTTGTATTTTCCCTTCTCTAGTTTTTTCTGCTCTCAAAGTTTCCATAGGAAAATGTACTAGGTTCATAATTCTAGTTTTTGATCTGTTGTAAATTACTTGTATAGCAGCTTGTCCAAGTAACTTATAATCATTTACTATCTTTTTTACTTGGTCTGATTTTAGTAAAGATTTCATTTGTGCATACATTTCAGGTTTATCATCACTGTCTGTAGCATCTATACCTTTACCGTAAATCATATCTACTATACCATTAACACAACAAGAGTTTGTTGGACTACTTAGATATAACTGTATTAGGTTGTCAAAGTAATCATTGTTTTCTCCATAACTAACCCAATCATTTTTATAATCTTCTTTTACTTCTGGTATTGTGTAGCCTTGAAGATTTACAACTCTGATGTTATTGTTATATGTTTTTTTATCTTTTGCCATATTATATTGTTATATATTTTTGACCTGCAGCATCAGCACTATGTTCTGTATACTCACTTGTATTTAAAGTATGTGGTATAGTTCTGTTTGTTTGTGCAGTGCAATATGCTTTTGATCTAAATAATAAATTGCCTGATCTTGTAAATTCAAGTAAATACATTTTACCTTCTGATAGTATATTAAAACTACAAGGTATTTGTATAAAGTTGCCTACATATGTAGATGTTAAGCTTGTTAAAGTTTGTGTTTTTCTTGTGCCATCTTCTGTAATTATAACTTGAACATTACTATCAGCTTTATAAGATCTAGGTACAATTTTTATTGTTTGCGAACTTGTTACAGGTTGTAATAGTATCATAATAAGATAATCAAAATCTATTAAGTTTGTTCATAAAAAAAGCCCTGGGTTACAGGGCTTTCTTACAAAACTTATGAAAAATCACTAATTACCTCCACCTGGTATACCAGATTGGTCATCATCTACATCTACATCTGCAACAACTCCTGGCACAACAGATACGTTAGACGCAGAGCCACCATTGTTACTAAACGATAGTTGAGTGTCTGTTTCTGCTGAAATATCACAGAAGTTTGCAGGTGCTCTTTCTTGACCTGTGAAAGTTAATGTATATCCACTTAAATCTCCCATTCCTGCACCACTAGAAATAGTTCCTCCAGTTACATCCATTCCGTGCTCTAATCCAGCCATAAAATAATTATCGTTGTTATCTTTTATAATGATGTGAGGTCTTGCAAAAGATATTAATTTTAATTCTTTATGATCTTTAGGTGATAGTTTTGGTAAAACCAAAGTTAGAACTTGCTCGAAGAACGTACCACCTGTATCTGTCGAAGAGGTGATAGTTTGCTCTAAATTGGAGTTGCCTTTAAGATCGTATCTGTAAGCGGTATTACTACCTGAAATAGCAGCAATATTATCTTCAGTTCCTGAAGTAGTATTCATAACTAAGCCAGTCATACCATAATCAATAAAGTATACCGCTTTTAATCCACCTACCGAGTCTTTACAAGGTCTTTGTCTTCCTTTTGTTAAATCACAACTCATATTTATTATTTTTATAAGGGGGCTGAACGCCCCCTTGATTAAACATTAAGAGTATAAAACAATATCAGATCCGATACCGTGCTGTACTCCTGCACTTCCTCTAAGAACTACTCTTACATTTTGACTTCCGTCAATGTCTGCCATATCAATCAATTTTACTTCTTGCCAGTCATTTAATAAACCTGTACCGAAGAATAAGTTTGATGATTCAGCAGCAACCATTTTATCATTTCCTAATCCAGGAGCTGTAAATAGTTGTATGCCTTGAAAGTTCATTTCTGTTTTACCTACGTTATATAAATCTCTATAACCTAAAGCTGCTTGTGCTTGAATATAAAATTTAGCTGCACTTGTTGGAATATAAATTTTTACATCTTCTTTGCCATATACTGATCCTGGAATTGCATCAACAACTTTACCTAACTCTGCAATAATGTTTGCTGCTGATAAAGTAGTACCTGTAACATCAACAACATCGCTATCTGCAGCTAATAAAGCTTGAAATCCATCAAACTCACCATTATTAGCAGTAGCACCTTGCCAAATGTTTTGTTCTACTTTTTCAGCAACTTTTGCTGATACTTGTCCGATTAAGAAATCAGAAAAGTTTCTTGGTAAATTATCGTATTGGCTAAAGCCCATACTGTTTGCTTCCCAGTCTTGTCTGAAATCTTTTTTACATAACTGTAAGTTTACTTGAAACTCTTCTGGTTGTAAAATTCTTTCTGACAGTGTTATATTTGAAGTTGGGTCAAAATCACAAGAAGCATCTTTTAAAATACTATCTAGTGAAAGTTTTTTGATAACTTCTTTGAATTTAATATTGGGTTTAATTGAAACCCCACCTTGAGATAACGTTACACCACTAAGTAAAGCTGCTGCAATATATTCACCAGCAAATTCACCTGCGTAGCTTGTAGTTATACTTGTTGTAGTCGCCATATCTTTTTATTTATTTATTTAATTATTAACTTGGATCAGTAGCTGTAATTGAACCTGCTGAGTTTCCGATTCCCCAAACATACCATTTGCTACCGTCTGACCAGATGTCGATAAAGTCTCCAACTGATTCTGCTGACGCAACAAAGTTAATTTGGTCTTCTCCAGAAGCTGCTACAGATGCACCATTTACTACTAAAATTCCATCTATATTATCTCCTTCTGCACTATCAATTATATAATTTGAAGTATCAAATGCGTTTGCTACAACAAATCTAAAATGTAGTCCAGACTCTACTGCTGGTAATGTTACTGTTACCCCTGCTGATGCAGCAAGCTCATACCATTTACCACTGTCTGCTGCTGTAAGTGTAACTGCTGCTGATACTGAATCAACATCATTTTTAATTCTTACAACGTCATTATTAACGTGTGTTAAAACTGCCATAATTATTTATTTTTATTTATTATTGTTTCCATTACTCTGTCAAGAGTAGATTTTCTTCTATTTTGTGCAAATAATATTTTTCTCTTACTATTTACATCAGCTTGTGGATCGTGAGCGATTGGCTCAACCACTGGCTCTTGTGCAGAAAGTTCTTGCTTCTCTTCAGAATTTAATTCTTCTGGCACATCTTTTTCATCATCACTAGACATTTTTTGTATCATACCTTTAACTTCAGCGATTGCTCTAGCTAAATCTTCTTTGGTTGCGTACTTAGACATCTTATCTTCGTGTTCCTCCATCTCTTTGTCTTCGTGCTCTCCCATTTTTTTCTTGTCTTTGTCGTGATAACCAGCTTCTACTTCCTCGTTAAGTTCAACATTTTTTTGAACTTCAGAGTTTTCGTTTTGCTCGTTTAGAGCAATTTCTTCATTTACTTCTACATCAGAAACTTCAGTGATCTTATCATCATTTTCGATTTCTGTATTTAGAAGGACATTTTTGAATTTGTCTACTATTTCACTTGCTTTCATAACTATATATATATTAGGTTAATCATTATTTATTTAGGGTGTTGTATTTTTATACTTTTCCTATACCTTGATTTATTAGATAACCTTTACAACACTTTCTTGAATATGTTCTGCCATCGTCACAAAGGCAGGCTCTTTTGCCTGACTTAGGACTTGTTCTACTTGGAGTCTTAAATGGTTTTTTCATTATTTACTTTTAGGATGTTTAGATGGTAAAAGATCATAGTCAGTTGTATATTTTGCATTTTGTGGTCTTCCGTTTCTTACCAAGTACATAAACGCATTGACCCTGGCGTGTGCCCATTGTGAGGGTGATGAAACTCTTGGTGAGTGACTTCTATTGAATGCACCTAAACCTCTTTGAAATACAGAAGCTAACATACCTACTGTGATACCATATCCTAATTTTTCTTTATATCTTTTGTTAAAATCGTCAGCTTTTTTTTGCAGAGCTTTACGATCTTTAGCAGATACTTTTGCACCTGTTTTACCTTTTGCAGTTCCTTTTGCACTACCTTTACCTTTTGGTCTTGGATTTGGTGTTTTAGATCCTGGAGCTTTCGGACTCTTTCTTATACCACCTCTAGGTCCAACTTCTGCCATCTTAACACATTTACCATCTTTTCTTTTATAACCGTCAGGACAATGATATTTTAACTCTTCTTTATTGTGATATTTACAAGGCATATACCAAGTTTTACCTTCAAACTCGTGTTCGTGTATACCTTCACATCCTATATTAATAGCCATCTCTTCTGCCTTCTCTTTTGATGAGTAAGCTAGTCTGTCATCTATTATAGCGTAGTCTTCATCTACAGATTTAGATGTTAATTCTATTTCTCCTAGTTCTTTTAATTTAGATTCCGCCCATCTTAGACCAGCTTTGCCACCCCAAGCATCATACATAAGTTTACCACAACCATCACCATAAGATTTAGACACTTCTAAGTCTTTTGCGTGTCTAAGCAAGAAACTTCTCATTCTTTTTATCGTGCTAACACTTAAATTAGCACCTTTAGAGATTTGTGCAGCTCTTCGTTTACCAACGGGTGTTCCGCAACTACCCCAACCATTCTTTTCTACATATTCTAATACCCTTTTTGCATTATTTCTAACTCCCGCAGGGTAATCTGAGTAAGTTTCTAGTTCTACATCTAATTCTTCGGTCAATTCTTCTATTAAAGACAGTGCTGATAGTTCGCTTTCTTCTAATTCTTCTTCTTCGTCATATTTTAAAGCATCTACAAAGTGTCCTTCTATAGAAAAACCTTTTACTTTACCTGTTTTGACATAAGTATCCCAAATTTCATCATTGTTTACTTTCATAGTAACCATCCAAGTACCTTTTGGTAAATCAAAACCGTATTTTTTTGATTTGTCCATTTTAGGATCTTCTATAATCCAAGATTCTACAACAGACAAACCGTTTAGGTTTATTTTATGCTCTAATGTGCTATTATTTTGTTTACCTTTCGTCAAAAAAAGCTCTGCTGCTTTTTTGACGGTATTTTCGCTGAAGTATATAAAATATTCTTGCTCTTCAAACTTTCTATATATTTTTTTGTTTGGTATTAGGGCTGGACCCATCAATATTTTCTTTTCTTCATCTACTTGTGCTAATTTTACATCTTGTGAAGCAAGAGCAATAAACTCTTCTTCTATTGCAGGATCATCTACTATTGAAATAGCTTGTATTCCAGAGATTTCATTCTCTTCATCTAAAACAAGCTCTATAACTTTAAAATCTTTCATAATAAGTAAATCTTTTTTATATGTATTTGTTTTAATTAATTTTAGAACTATTTATTATATTTCTATCTAACGCAAGTCCTGTTCTTACATCACCACTAACTACAAAAGCTCTTATAGGTTCACCTGTTCTCTGTGCGATAACTTGTGCTAGCTGAAACTGCTGACCTGTACCTACTATGTTGAATGCAGGATCTTGTGCTTCAGCAGTACGTCTACCTAAACCTGCACCTGCGCTACCTGCAGGAACAGAGTTTGCAGAGGGTACAAATTTTGTTGCTAAAATAGCTGCAACTTGTGCAGCACCTAAAGCACCGACAGCAATAGCTTTTGGTATATTTGGTAAAGCTTCTGATACAGCTAAAAACGTATTAATAAGAGCTGTAGAAATTGCAAAGGCTTTTTGTAATCTAAAATTTCTTAAAGCTATTTCGTCTCTTT